AAGACAAAGGTATGGATGTATATAGGTCTGCAAGTAAAGATATAAGTAATCAAATTGCAGGTGGTGGTGGAGAGATTGAAGGGTCTTCTTTAACACAACTAATGGACCCAGCAGACCAAGTAGAGTTCTATGAATACAAGTCTGACCTAGCAAAAGGTAAAAACATTGATACGTCAGCTACCAAGAACAGAAAAGGTGCTAACGATTATCGTAAGGGTGGCTACGTGCTCAACACGACTGACAACAGAAAGGTCAAGAGAAATGGCAAATAAAAAAGGTAAGGGTGGCATAGCCATAATCATTTCTATGTTAGGTAAGAAACCTAAAGGTAAAGAAATGAAGAAAGCTGAAATGTCATATGGTGGCAGTGTAGGTGGTAAGAAGCATATGTACTCAGGTGGTGGTTCAGTCACAGACAATGCAGGTCTACGTGCTCTCAAGAAGGCTAGTCCTGAAGCCTACATGAACATAAAGAAAAATGCGTAAAAGAAATTATAAAAAAGAATATGCTAACTACCATTCTAAGCCTGTACAAAAAGTAAACAGAGCAGGCAGGAATAAGGCACGTAAGATTGTAATGAAAGCAGGTGGAGCTGCGAAGGTAGCAGGCAAAGATGTGCATCATAGAAACGGAAACCCAAAAGATAATCGAATTGGTAATCTAGCTGTCACATCTAAAACAGCTAATCGTTCTTTTAAGAGAACACGTAATGCTAAAAAATTAATAAGGAGAACATAGCATGTCTTACGCAGATGATATGAAGAAATTACGAAAGTATAAAAAAGAAAGAAGACAAGAGCTTAATAAAAAGTACCCTAAAGGTGGTAAAGAGTTTATAAAAGCAGTTAATGATTTAAGAATGTTATCTAGGGCTAAGTTTAAGGCTATGGGCATGATTCCTGTAACAACCAAAACTGTAGAAAAGAAACTAAAAGATGAAAAGAAGAAACCTAATATTATTAAGGCTAAGATTGAACTGCCTACAAAAAAACCAAACATAGTAAAGCCTAAGAAAACAGAAAAAAAGGTAGAAACTAAAAAGACCGAGAAGACTAATACAGAGAAGAAAAATGTAAGAAAAAAATCTATAATGGAAATGAAAACCAAAGATGTCAAAATGGTTACACTTAAAGATGGTAGTAAAGGAACTATTGCTCAGAGATTAGCTGAGATAGACAAAGAAAAAGAGATGGCTAAAAAAAACGCAAAATTTAAATCACCTTCAGAAACTAAAAAAAGAAGTGATTATTTTGCTAAACTAGCATCTTCTTTAAAAACTAAAAAAGCAGCAGGGGGTGGTGCAATGATGAAAAAGAAAACTAAGTATATGGCTAAAGGTGGCATGAAGAAAACTAAGTATATGGCTAAAGGTGGTGCTACTAAAAAAACAAAGTACATGGCTAGAGGTGGAGCAGCTAAAAAGAAGTAATGTCATATCTTATAAGTAACGTACCACATTTTAAATGTTGGGTACGTAAGGAGTTCACTTGTAATCATATGAATTATCACGGTGAATATCTACACGCACTAGCTTTCGCAGTTAATACCATACCTGATAGGTCACTAAGTTTTCAGGTAGTCTTCACAGGTTGTACAGAAGATGATAATGTACACGGTGGTGCAATGTGGGCAAGGATGCCAATACAAGCACTCGTAGCTGACATACCTGTAGACGAATGGGCAGAGCCAATGGAAGACCACTTATGTCAACCTTGGGATTGTGAATCAAGAAATCATAGCATCATAGTTATGGACAGAGTAAGTTCTAGTCCTTGGTTATGTAAGATAGGCAATGAGTTCTACACAGCTAAGTATATGTTTACTGTTGACTATACAGACAGTGACATAGCAGATGACCCTGCACAGCATAAGCAGTCACACGTGATGTACTTGTTGGATGCAGGAAAATGGACAGGCAACATTGTTGCACTGCCAAATAACAGAGTAAGAGCTACAAGTCCTGCTCTGTGGGTTACAGGAGAAGGTGCTCCAGACTTTGCACCATCACAGTGGACACACTCAGCAGAGTCACATGAATCTTACCTAGACCCATATACTACATTTAATAACTTATATGAGGACAACAATGCCAACAGCAAAACCAAAAGCAAAAAGAGTAGTAAAAAAGGTAGTTAAAGGATTAAAGAAAGCATCTAAACTACATGCTAGTCAAGCTAAGTCATTATCTAAACTTAAATTAAATAAAGGGGGTAGCACAGTCAATGCTGCAGGTAACTATACCAAACCAACAATGCGTAAGAACATATTCAACCGTATCAAAGCAGGTGGTAAGGGAGGTGCTCCCGGTCAATGGAGTGCAAGAAAAGCACAGATGGTTGCCAAAGCATACAAAGCAGCAGGTGGTGGATACAGAAGTTAATGGCAGAAAAAAAGAAAAAGAAGGCAGACCCTAAAGTTGGCACAGGTAAAAAACCGAAAGGTAGTGACAGACGATTATACACGGATGAAAACCCTAAAGACACAGTTAGCATCAAGTTTGCCACGGTCACGGATGCCAAAGACACCATTGCAAAAGTTAAAAGAATCAATAAACCATATGCGAGAAAGATACAAATACTTACTGTCCTTGAACAACGAGCCAAAGTATCTGGGAAGAGAGAGCAAGCAGCTCTCGCAAAAAAAGCAAAAGAGCAATTAAAAAGGAAACACGAGAATGACAAAAGAAAAGTGTGATACTTGTGAGTGTTACGAATGTGACTGTGAAGAATGTAATTGTGAATGTCACGAAGATATGGTAGCAGAAAAAGGTAATGATTGAGTTTGTGTTAGTGTTTATGATGGGATTAAGAGTAGTAGACCAAACACAAACCTTTGAAGACATAGATAGATGCTTGTACTTTGCAGAGAGATTACACAAGCAACCATCCGTACCACAGATGGAAGGAGCAAATCTACAGATAACAGCATACTGTAAACCTAGAAGGAAACGATAATGTTAGCAGAACTCGCAGCAGCAAACGCAGCCTTCGGTGTTATCAAGAGTTTTATATCAAATGGTAAGGAACTTTCCGGTTGTGCTAAACAAATATCAGATTTTGTTTTCGCAAAAGAAGGCTTAGAAAAGAAAGCTAAACAGAAAAAAGCCAAAGGTGTAGGTGGTTCAGATTTAGAAGAGTTCATGGCTCTTGAGCAGATAAGAGAAAAAGAAGAAGAACTCAAACAGATGATGATATATCTAGGCAGACCCGGATTGTGGCAGGATTGGCAACAGTTTCAAGCCGAAGCAAGAAAGACTAGACGTTATCAAGAAAAGATGGCAGAGAAACGCAGAGAAGAGATAATGGAATATGTAGGCTACAGTGTAGGGTTTATTGTCATTATATTCTTTGCAGGATTAGCAGCTTGGGCAGTAGCTAAGTGGACAGGTAGATTATAACCACACCATGTATAGGCATCTGCACGTTGCAAGAGAATGTCTGCATAGGATGCAATAGAACAATAGAAGAGATTAAGGAAGCGTATGAGAGCACCACAAAAGTCACTAGCAAATTGGACAAAGCAAAAGTGGAGAACCAAGAGTGGTAAACCTAGTACACAGGGGTCAAAAGCTACAGGCGAACGTTATCTACCTGAAGCGGCGATTAAGGCTCTTAGTTCCAGTGAATACGCCGCCACTTCGGCTGCTAAACGCAAAGCAACTAGAGGAAATAGACAAGTATCTAAACAACCCAAAAAGATTGCTAGAAAAACGGCGAGATTTAGATGAGAAAAGACAAATTGTACTTAAACTTGGCGAAGCCGCTGCTGAAGCTAGGAAACTATCTATTCAACAAGCACGTGAAAGCTCTAAGAAAAAGACAAGAAAAAGAAGGCACTAGGAGACTATAATGGACAACATGATATTAGATGCATGGAATGAACTTAGTTACGTTGAGGGTGTTCTATTTACAGTATGGTTATTTATCTTGTACTATGGTAAGTGTTGGATAGATTCAAAGTTTAATAAAGAAACTTGTAATTGCCTAAGATGAGTGTAGAGACTTTTTTAAAGTGGAAGATACTTCCTAGATTTATGATGTTGGCTAGTACAGTAATGTCATGGAGATGTGCTGAATGGTTTATGGATTTAGATACACCGACTGCAGCACAGTCAGCTTTTGTATCAGTAGTTATGGGTGTGATGACAGGTGTCTTTGGCATTTGGATGGGTCACGAACATAAAGGAGACAATGATGTTAACAGCATTAATAGGACCAATCGCAAACCTCGCTAGTTCTTGGATGAGCAGTAAGGTTGAGAAGGTCAAAGCAGATGGTCAGGCTAAAGTAGCACAGGCTAAAGCTAAGGCAGTTGTAGCTGAGAAAGTTGCTGCAGGTGAAGTCGCATGGGAAAAGTCTATGGCAGACTCAACAGATAATTCGTGGAAAGACGAATTTGCCTTGACAGTTTTGCTTTTACCTGCTATACTAGTATTTATACCTAGCATGACAGAATATGTACGAACAGGCTTTGAGGTATTGAATACACTTCCTGAGTGGTATCAGTATCTTTTGTTTATAGCAATTAGTGCATCCTTTGGTATTAAAGGTGCAGGTCAGGCTATGAAGATTATGGGGAAGAAGTAATGTCAAACATTATTGAAACAAACTTTGGAACACTAATCAACCCTGCAAGAGTAGCACAAGGTAGTGCTTCTAGTATTGTAAAGAAGGGTGCTTTTTATATATTCTCACTTAGAATTAGTAGTGATGATATTAGAGAGTATTCATTTACAGATAGAACTAGAGCAGAGCATATGAGAAAGATTCTAATAAGCCATCTAGAACAAAGTATAAAACTAAAGAAAGTAAATAGTTAATGAACTTAATAAAATTACAAGACGAGTTAGCAGAAGATGAAGGCATAAAGTTTGAAATATATAGATGTTCACTTGGGCATTTAACAGGGGGTATAGGACACCTTATTACTGAATGGGATGAAGAGTTTTATGATAAACCTATAGGAACTAAAATACCACACGACCAAGTAAACGATTGGTTTGAGAGAGACATTAAAACAACTATAAACGATTGTAACTTACTGTTCTCTCAATTTGATAATCTACCTGAAGATATACAACATGTATTAGCTAATATGTGTTTTCAATTAGGTAGACCACGACTATCTAAGTTTAAGAACATGATTGCTGCCGTAGAAGACTTAGATTGGGCAAGAATGGCAGATGAGATGGAAGATAGTAATTGGTATAAACAAACTCCTAATCGAGCCGATAGATTAATTACTCGTGTTGATAGGCAGTTTGCTAGAGAAAGTATTGCATAATGAGTAGAGAACTAACTGAAAGACAACAAAAGTTTTTAGCTGTTTTATTTGATGAAGCAGGTGGTGATGTAGTAGCAGCTAAGAAGTTAGCAGGCTATTCTGAAAGCTCTAGTACTACAGACATAGTTAAATCGCTTAAAGATGAGATTCTAGAGACTACACAGCTATTTATGAGTAGGAACGCACCTAAAGCTGCAATGGCTATGGTAGGAGGCTTATATGACCCTACAGAGCTAGGTCTAAAAGATAAGATGATGGCAGCAAAAGAATTATTAGACAGGACAGGCTTAGTGAAGACTGAGAAGATGCAAGTAGAAAGCACTGGTGGTGTTATGCTATTACCTGCAAAGAATGATGGATAGAAGTGTAGGCAAGTGGAAGTTACCACAACCAACAGATTTAAAAGACGAAGAACAAAATGAATGGATACAGATACCTCGCATAGCTAGGACTGTTCCATTTGGATACAAGTTAAATGAAGAAGACCCTGATTTACTTGACCCAATACCATTTGAGCTAGAAGCCATAGAGATGGCAAGAAAGTATATAAAACAGTATTCATATCGTGAAGTAGCTAATTGGCTAACAACTAAAACAAATAGAGTTATATCACATGTGGGGTTAAGGAAAAGATTAATACATGAAAAACAACGTAAGGACCAAGCTAGAACTCTCCGAAAGTGGGCAGCTTATGCCGAGAAAGCAATCGAGAAAGCGAAAGCCATCGAAGAAGAAAGAACAGGTGCAAGAGCCTAAGATACAGGAAGTTGCAGACGTAGAAGCAGTACCTGTAGAAGAACAGAATGTAGTATTTAAACCTAACGAAGGACCTCAGACAGAGTTTCTTGCAGCAGGTGAAAGAGAAGTACTATATGGTGGTTCAGCAGGTGGTGGAAAAAGTTATGCTATGTTAGCAGACCCACTACGTTACATGGGTCATCCATCATTTAGTGGGTTGCTATTGCGACACACAACAGAAGAATTAAGAGAACTAATATTTAAATCTAAGGAAATGTATCCTCAAATATGGAAGGGTATTAAGTGGTCAGAAAGAAAGATGCAATGGGAAGCACCATCAGGTGCAAGGTTATGGATGTCATACCTAGACAGAGATGATGATGTACTTCGTTATCAAGGTTTGGCATTTAGTTGGATAGGGTTTGATGAATTAACCCAGTGGTCTACTCCGTATGCTTGGAACTATATGCGTTCACGTTTGCGTTCAGTTGCACAGGATTTGCCTGTCTACATGAGAGCAACAACTAACCCCGGAGGTCCGGGACATCACTGGGTTAAGAAAATGTTCATTGACCCTGCACCATACGGAAGACAGTTTGATGCCACAGATATTGAATCAGGGAATGTTCTTTCCTATCCAAAAGGACACAGTAAAGCAGGACAAGCACTATTTAAACGTAGATTTATCCCTGCAAGATTATCGGACAACCCATATTTGTCTGCCCAAGGTGACTATGAAGCAATGCTTCTATCCCTACCTGAACACCAACGTAAGCAGTTGCTTGAAGGTGATTGGGATATTAAAGAAGGTGCTGCTTTTACTGAGTTTGATAGGAATATTCACGTTGTTGAGCCTTTTTCAATTCCAAGAAATTGGGTTAAATTTCGTGCTTGCGATTATGGTTATGGCTCTTATAGTGGTGTGTTGTGGTTTGCTGTTTCTCCAGACGAGCAGATTATTGTATATAGAGAGTTGTATTGTAGCAAAGTACTTGCCACAGATTTGGCAGATATGATATTGGATGCTGAAGCCGATGATGGAAATATTAAGTATGGGGTTCTGGA